CGCCTGCGGATTTGGCAGCGGTACCCAGATTCTTGAATTCTTCGGTAATAGCGGCAACCCCACCACCTTTATAGACCGTCGGCATTCCCGCCAGCGGGCCGCCGGTTTGTGTCGATACATTGCGCGCTTCCTCGAGGAGCTTGGCTTGGCTCTGCATCGCGGTTGCCGCGTCTTCAGCGGAGACGCCGGCCTTCACCGCCAATTCCTGCGCGGCCTGCGCTGCGATCGGCTTGACACCAATCTCGGCGCCGAGCTGTCTGAGCTCGACCAGCCTTTTTGATGTGTCGTCAATCATGCTGGCGATGCTACCGGCTACCTTCGCAACCGCCGTCCCGATGACGCCGCCGGTAAAGCCGCCGAACGCGGCTCCTATGCTACCGGCAAAGATGTCGGCCGCTTTGGATGCATCGCCAAATTCTCGGACGATCCGATTGAGCGGCCGCGAGCCGTGCGCGAGCTCCTGTAGCCGCTTGAACACGCCGCCGGTCGCGACCTGTGTACCGACAATCTCCTTGCGTAGACTGACGACCGCCTTCTCGGCTTCCTGAACCTTCGGCGTGAATGCGATTACCTTCGTCTTGTCGCCGGTCTTGATCGCCTCATCGGCTAAAGCAGTGAACTCTTTTTTGAGAGACTTGACTGAGGCTTCCGCGAGCTTCAGATCTGCCCGCAGCTTCGTACTATCGCCGCTGATGCTAACGCTTAGATTATCCGACATCTACTTTTGCAACTCGCGGAGATGTTTTTGAATCGAGCCTTCATCGCCTCGCGCCGCGAGAGCGTTGATATGCAACTGCTCGCTCATCTCACGCAGTCGCCGCCGGTGGGCGATGAACCAAAACGCCTGCAATTGTATCGGCGTGTAGTCCATTACTCGGCAGCAATCATGTCCGGCGGCGATAAGCTGCTCGGCGAACTCGGCGCATTCGTATCCTGCGCCTTGCCAGGATCGGCGAGGCCGAGGCCGGCGCCGGCGGCCAGCGCCTTCATCCTCTCGAATAAAGGGCCGACACCTCGCGGGAACGTCAGGGCGTGTATAACTTCGAGACAGTCGATGATCTCGTCCGGCGTCAGCGCGCCATCGGCGATATTGCCGATGGCCTCGGGCTGATCCGCCGCAGTACCGATAATGGTAGCGATAGCATCCGGCGCCTGCACGATTAGCTCGGCGATGCTTACGTCTGGCGTGCCCTCGGTAAAGAGGTTTCGCAAGGTCAGGAATTGCACGAACAGATCGGCGATCTGCCGTAGGCCGAGCCCGCGCAGTTCCAGTTCGCCCGCGGCGATCTGAACGCTGCGCTTCTGCGGAACGATGTCGACGAGCGAAACCATCAGCCGCTAAACTCTCTCGGGCTGACGCGCTGCTGCTGCCAATCCGCCGGTATCGACGCCCATCAAGACCAGCTTCAGGTTTTCGTAGGTGAACTCATCCATAATCATGTTCAGCGTTGCCGCTTTCTCGTGGATGATTTCAAGGTCTTTGATCCGAACACCATGCCGCGAGGAATAGTGCGGCAAGGTCGTCACCGCCGGCACGAACTCGAAGGTCGGCACGTTCCCGACATCGCGATAGGAAATATCGGTCGCGGTTTGGATGCTGACGATCCCTTTGCCCAGATAATACGCTCCGACAACGGGTGAGACGATGGTGGTATCAGGATGCGTCAACGTGCCGAAACTGCCGGTCTCGTCCGCTAGCACCTCGCCGGTCAGATGCAATTCGCCCCACGCATCCCCGATGAACGCAACCGGATTTGCCGGGCGAAGCAGGACGTTTAGCAGCTCCATCGTGACTTGCGGTCCGACGCTGTTGCCGCCCACGAATTTGACCTTGGCGGGAAACTGATCGGCGCTGAAAACATCGAAGGTGCCCGGCGTGGCTACGCGAGTCTCTGCGCGAGGGCGTCCTGAGTCTGACATGACTTGCTGCTCCTTCGTAGAGGTCTAAACGGGATTTCGTTACTTATTTAAGGATGGCCCGAGCGGCCGTTTGCTTGATCTCAGCCACTATCTCTTGCCGCATTGCTTCGAAGGACCCGCGCAGAAAGCGCCTCGCACGAATATGTGCAGTGCGGTCATAGGCGCGAACCGGGCCTGACCCTCGTGTGTAAGCTCTTACCGGAAATCTGCCGCGTGGCCCTGGTGCTCCATATTCGAGCGCTCCAAATGCGGCGCCGGCGCGTGACGCGCGGCCGGTGCGCAGGATGCGCACTCTGCCTCGAATAAAATTCGGCCCCTCATCGACATACGCGTGCGTTTGTGACCGTAAATAGCCGGTGCGTACCGGCTCGGCGGCTTGAACGCGGGCTAGCAATTCATCGGTTTCTTTGGTGATTACGCTGTGAAGTTCCGCTTTAAGTCCGTTCGATATCTTGTCAAAGCGCGCCCGAAGGCGCGTGTCATCCATTTCGATCGTAAGCGGGATCATACGCCTCTCCCTTCGGCGGCGGCGATGTCGGACAGTCTCAGGACGTAAGTGAATACTAACGACAGGTCGATTCGGTATTCCTTGCCCTCGGCGGCCGGCACGGCTACCGCGGAGCCGGCGTAACGAATCCGGCCGTCGCCTTGGTTGGTGACATAGCTGTTCAAGGTTGCGTCGCTTAAAATCGCCGCTAGAACGCGCGAGCGATAGATCGACAACAAGCTGCCGCCATCGGCCAGATCGGAGCCGCGGACGTGGATCGAGATCGCCGGCGCCAATTGCATTCGCTGGATCTCGGCATAGAACGAGGTCGAGGGCGCGTCGGCGAAATGCTCCGAGCCGTCGAGAATAACAACCGTCGGCCGTTCGAGCGTCCCGACATCGAGGCGGTTGCGTACGGCGTTCGCGACGCCCTCGACGGCGCCGCACACCGCGACTAGGCGAGATAGGATGTTCTCACGTTGATCCATGTCGAACTCGCGCCCGGCCGTTTTCAGCCGGGTCGACATAGAGGATCGCGCGGACGGCGCAATCCTTCGCTTCGAGCAGCTTGCGTAGCGCGACGGTGCGTTCCGGATTGCGCGGCAGCGTCGTAACGAGCTCGTGGGCGAGCTCGCAAAACGGCCGGCTCACTTCCTTGAGATCGTCGCGTAAATGCGCGTAGGTGAAAAACTGTAGAAGGCTGTCGCCTACGGCCATTTCATCCTCGACAGAGAAGATTTACGCGGACCAACTGGCCGCCGTAATAAAGCGGCCCAATCTGCTCGATGTTGCTCGGATCGGCGCCGATGACGATGCGGTCGTCGCGGTTGGGAATGCCGAAGCTACCGAGCCCGGTCGGCGAGAGGATGACCCGGATGTCCTGCACCTCACCGGCTTGGAGATCCTGCGGCGCGAAAGCGCGGACGTGGGCCGGGCATGTAACCTGTTCGCTGACGGTGATCGCGCCGCTCGCGGCGTCGATCGCGGTGCGCTGCAATGTGACGCTCTGGCCGTATTTTGCGATGGCCGCGTCGAGACGTGCGATCATGTATCGCGGCGTCATACCGACCAGATCCGATAAGGCGCCAGCATCTCGCGCGGGCCGCTCGGCATCGCGCCGATCGTCAGCTCGGTCGAGTAGCGCTGCTCGATAACATCGGGAATCGCCTCCGAGCGCGTCGTCGGATCGTTGCCGGCCATATACCAGCGCACCGTGACCCATTCGATTGCCGCGTTCTGTACCGGGTCCGGTATGACCGGAAACCCGCTCGTGTAGTCGATCAGGATTTGCCCGCCGGTCCACAGGGCGGGATTGCTCGAACTATCGAGGCGGAATAGCTGGCCGGTTTCGGGATAGACCTCGAACAGGCTCGGATCGAGAGCGGCGCCGTCCTCGGTGATGACGACTTGCGGCAGGCCGCCCCCATCAAGCACGATCGGATATTGCCGTACCACGAGCGGCTGGGCATACAAGCCGCAGACATTGCGAAGCTGGTCGCGGTAGCTCTGCACCGGAAAAACCCGATCGCACCAGTTCCCGATGGCGACCGAGACGGCGGCGATATGCTGAGTTAGAATCGCATCCTGCGAGACATCGGTCGGCGGAATGTTCAGCACAGCCTTTACCTGATCGAGATCAATCAACGCCTGACTGGCGGCCGGCATCGTGACGCGGGTGATCCGGTAGCCGTGATTCACGGATCGCTCGGGCTGCTCAGGGCGTCAGTCAGCGCCCCGGTCAATGTGAATGGCCCGCCCGTGCCCTGATTCGTCGTAAAGCTGGCAGCATCACCGGAGAACAAGATACAGGGCGCACCTAGTGCAGTTGTTGCTACCGCAGGATCAACCGGCTTACCCGTAGCAGGGTCATAAAACAACGCCATAGTTGCAGGAGAAATATCTCCAGCAGTCAACCAGTTCTGCCCAGGAGCAAGCCTAACATCGGCAAAATCCCCAATTAGCGAGTCTCCATCATCATCGCCACCAAAGAAAAAATTGACCCCATTAACAACAAACGTAAAACCGGCACCAGAATCTATCGAAATATTTGTTACATCAACACCATCAACATATAACTTCCCCTCTTTGCTGACGGTATCCACCGCACAAATAACGTGATGCCACACACTTACGGGTAGAGGTTCGCCAGAACTTGTTACCCTAAATTCACTACTAAAGTCAGGAGGACTAAAATCCGTTCGTATTTGATTTGGGCCTGCCGATCCGAATGAGGAATAAATAGCAAACGTATCTGGAATATCGTGACCGAATGTTAAAGGACTGATAACCAATACATCTCCCCGTCGCACCCAATAAGAAAAACCGTAATAATTACTATCAGTAGCCGTCAAACCCGCATTCGACAACCAAGTAGCACCATCAAAATGCACTGCCTTGGCAACATACGCGCCACCCGCGCCGGGGCCGGCGATCGGCACCGACTCCATGGCTTGCAGCCTTAGCGCGTTAGCCTCGGCTTGTGTCGGTGTCGGTTGCGGGGGCAACTACCGCACCCGTACCAGTAGCGGGTAGAGATCACAGGTAATCGCCGAGCCATCATCGGCCGTCAGCGTCAATAGCCCTTCGGCGTCAATGGCTGCCTTTACGAGCGCTCGGCCGGCCGGACCGGCTTCGCCCTTCGGCCCGCGCTCGCCGGCCTTGCCGCGGTTGCCTTGCGCCGCGATGAGTTGCCAGCCGTCGCCTGGGCATTGGCCGGGCTCGTCGACCCGCGCGACGAACGAGGAACCGTTGAGCGCGACGACATCGAGCGCCCGGTATTGTCCGGCCGCTTTCCAGAGTCCGCGGATTGTGAAGGATCGGCCGTCGCGGCCGGCCTCCGCGACGCATATCCAATCATCATGAGGTGGCTCCTCCGCTGTATCGCGCGCTGCGGACCAGGTGGAGCCGCCATGCGTGACGAGCTCGCTCTCGTAATGAACGCCGCGGACCCAGGCCGCGGGCGCCGCAAACTTGCCCGGAGGACCGGCCTCGCCGCGTGGTCCCGGTGGACCCGGCTCGCCGGCCGGGCCGGCTTCGCCCGGCGGACCCGGCTGACCTCGCTCGCCGGCCGCGCCGGAAGGCCCAGGAGGCCCCTGTTCGCCGGCCGGGCCTACGGTAGCCACTCCGGGCGAACCCTGCTCTCCGGGCTCGCCGCGCGGCCCCGGCGGGCCATCGCGAAGCTCGGCTAGCTTTGCCGCGATAGCGAGCTCGGCGTCGGCGCGGCCGGCGCGAAGCCGCGCCAGTTCTTCGCGAACCTCGGCGGTTAGTGCGGCGACCTGTAGGCGCAGCTCGCGCTCGACCCGGCCGGCGATGGTGCCGAGCTCGACGGCTAGCGGATCATGCGGCAAGGCGTTCCCGGTCATACGCAGCGCGGAGCGCAGCGAGTTTGCTTGCGGTCGTGTCGTCTCCGGCATTGTCGCCCCCGTCAGCCGAATTGTCTGCCGGGGCCGGCGGCGGCGCCGGCGGGGCTTGTGGCGAGGGCGGTTGCAAATCGCTGCCGTAGCTTAGTGGGACGACCTGCTGCTGCACCCTCGGCATATTGCCGTGGCCGCCGGCGACCTTTGGCAGATCCTCGGACGCCCGCGCTTCGTCCGGCGAATAGATCCCGCTGATGACGCCGCGGGCCAGCGCCTCGATCCGCTCGCGATAGGCTGAGCGGAGCAGCGCACGCGTATCGAGTTCGAGATATTCGTCGGGCACACCTTTCAGCCCAAATAGCTGGCCGAAGGCTTCCTCGATGTGGTTCAGCGTAAAACCCAAGCCGGACGCGATCCACGATTGCATCAGGAGCTCGGTCGAGGAATACGTGTTGCCGCCGAGTCCGAGAATTTGCAGCGGGATCCGAAGCGCGAGCGCGATGTTCTGATCCGACATCTTGAGCATTTCGGCTAGCTGCGCATCGACCGCGTTTGTTTCGATCGGATTCGCCTTTAGACCGTGGGTCAGGATTGGCGTCCGGCCGACATTGTCGCTGGTCGTCTGCGCTTCCCACCAATCCCGCAATTCCTGCGCCTGCTCGCGTTTCATCACGAGATCGGTTTCGAGTAGAAACGACGGCCGCGCCTGATTGAGATAAAACTTGACCTGCTGGCTTAGCGCCGCGCCCGACATCATCAAATCGAGCGCCGCCGAGAGGATCGGGCTTTCGCCTTTCAAGGGATGCCGCGGCGTGTGCAGCCGGACATGCAACACGTCGCGCGCCGGCACCGGCACCGAGAGCATGATCCGCTGCATCAGAATCTCGTTGCCGCTCAGCGAATAGAAGATCGAACCGTCCTCGGCGATCATCGGCGTGCCGATCCGCATCAGGTGTAATTCGGCGATCTCGCCACGATTGTTGCGGATCGCGACCGCGAACGCTTCGCCCCGCTCATAAAGCCGGCGGGTTAGGTTTAAGAGAAAATCCGAAATGCTCTCGTAGTCGTTCGGCCGCCGCATGATGCGCGACAGGGCGGAATTGGCGACCCGTTCGCGCCCGCCGTTCTCCAGCTTGCGCCAATGGTCGCCCGGACACATCGGAACCGTCTGCGAATAGGCCGACACGCAAGCCTCGACCATCGCGCGGCGCTCGCCGTACGGCAACCCGTACTGAGGCAACCCGGTCTGCCAGTAATTCCAGGGAGATCCTGCCGGCAGCCAGCCGGTCGAGAGCAGATAAGGCCCGGGGCGGTACTGCCCTTCGGCAGCCCGCCCAACCCATGAGCGGACCTTAGTCGTCAGCCAGTTCGCCATCAGCGGGTCTTGTACTCCGCCCCCGGTCCTGCGCCGGGCCGCATGTCCCGCTGCTGCTTCTCTCGCGCCTCGCGGGCTTGCCGCTGCGCACGCTCCTCCGGCGTCTCGCGGGCTTCGCGCTCCTGGCGTGCTTTTCGCGCTTCGGGCGTCTCACCTTCGGGCGCTTCGCTCTCAGCGCCAGCCTTCAGCGCGTCGGCCTCGGCTTGCGTCGGCGTCGGCGGCGGCGGTGCGGTCGTTACGCGCTCCGCGATCTCATCGTCGGTGGATCGCTCTTTCTTACCGTCGGTGGAAGGCTCTTTTTTGTCGGATTGCATAGCTTACCTCGCTATCTCCGGTGCGATCAAAATGGCATTAGACGGCGGCGCCGCGGAACTGCCGCCCGCATTGGTAGCGATGACGACGCATTCGATGCTGTTGCCCGCATCCGTGCTGACGACGATGTATTCGTTCTCCGGTGCCGGCGGCTTCGGCTTCTTCCCATCCGGCGCAACGCTGACCCACACATACGCGTAGCTCGTCGGCTCTCCGGTCCAGTTTCCCATTGTGCAGTTCAACGTCTCCCCGACCTCGCCGACGCCGCTTAGATAGGGAATGTCCCGGTACTGCGGCCGCAGCGGAATGTTGGGGTCTAGCTCGCCGTGCGCCAGCAGCTTTAACTGATCCGCTTCCGGCTGCGTCGGCGTCGCATCGGATGGCATCACGCTCTCCCTTCGGCCGGAGCTGGCGGTTCCGGCTGTCTCGGAACCGATCGCGCCGCCGCCGCTGCCGCTGCCGTTACTTCGACGGCGTTCGAGGGCGGGGCGGCATTCGCCCCCGCGGCATTGCCGGCGATCACGACGCAGGTGATGCTATGGCCGACATCGGCGTCGTTGGGGGTATAGCTATCGCCAGTCCCGATTTCGGTCGTTCCATCCCTGCGCCACGAATACGCATAATAGGTCGGTTCGTTCATCCAGTTGCCCATCGTGCAGGTCAGCAGTTCCCAAACGTTGCCGGTCCCCGAGACATAGGGCACGTCGATGACTGTAGGCGAAAAGTTTGGCGGCAGCGGCGGATCGGTGGTGTCGCCGCCGTGGGAACCTAACTTGAAGACGTTTGCCTGATCCTGCGTCGGATCAGGCTCCGGTTCGATGATCTGCGGCGTTGGCGTTTCGTCCATTCCGAAATACCCTCGACAAAGAGAGAGGCGGGACCAAAAGCCCCGCCCTCACAAGGTTCTTACGGCCCCCAGTTTACACCCGTCGCGTACTGAACCATCCCCGGCCGACGCATCGCCCAGGTTACGTTCGCCAGCATACGGATCGCGATCTGCGCCGTCTGGAACATGCTCTGCGTCGGTGTCGCGAGAACACCGGAGCCTTGCGCGCCCGTAGCGATTTGGAGCGGTGTCGTGTCCTCCATGTGGAGGGTTGCCATCTCGGAGACTTCGAACTCGGCAGCGCCATTGACGCTGACAAAATCGGCAGCGTCGATCATGTAAACCTGTCCCGCCGGGACGCTCGTCGATACGATCACGTTGAACATATCGGTGAATTGCTGCGTCCACCCGAACGGTACACCTGTCGGGCCGGGTGCAAAGATTAACTGCTGATTTTGCGCCTTGTTCATCAGCAAGACCAATTTCCGGCCGGCGTTGACCGCGTAAAACGGATTGGTCAATGCCTGGATATCCGACAGGATCGCCGTATACCCGTGCGCCGTTGAAGCTGTGATCGGCGTCACACCATTGGTCAACCCCGCGGGGCGCGTCGTCGATACCGCGACATTATCGAGCAACAAGCCATCAATGTTGATGCTGGTGTCCGTCTCGATACCCTCACGGATGATCGCCTCGATTGCCGGGTTGGAATACATCGCAATTTCTCGGCTGAATACCGACAACCCGCCGACCTTGTGCGGCGACAATGTGATCGAGGTGGTCCCGAGACGCCGAACCGGAATCGGTGCACCTTCCGCAATGAACGAACCGCCGATAGAGGGTGTCGTCGTCCGGCTCGGAATTTTGATCGCGCCAGCATTCGGGCCGAACGTCAGCGAGATGCCGAGCGCTGCCAATTTCGGAAACACCGAGGTCGGCACTAGCGTGGCTAAAAAATCCGCCTGGGCCAGATGCACAATCTCGGCCGCCCAGCCCGCCACAGTCGTCGTCGCACCCGTCATCGCCGCGCGAGTGACGATCGCGGTAGGTTCGTGGTCCGGATAGTGCTCATGCAGCATATCCTCAACCGAGCGCTGCAAGGCCCGCGAGCGGAATAGCGTAGCGGCGGCGCGAAACAAGAGCTCGCTTGGCTCGATCTCCTTTTGCGGAAAGCCGAGTGGGCGCCGGCTATTTGGCGCCGGAATTAGAGTTTGCTCCTGACGGTGTTCGGCTTGGATTCCGATCGCCTGTTCGGTGCGCTTCAGCGATGCGAGTTTCGTTTCGCACACCTCGATTTCACGCTGCAAGAGATCGGCCTCGTCGATGTCGTGCTCGGGATCGCGCGCGTGCTCGGTCAGCGCATCACGCGCCGCGTTGAGCTTTGCCTGCGTGTCCTCGACCTGTCGGCTAATGGGTGTAATGGTCATGGGAATATCCGCCCTCGAAAGGCGTTGGATCACGGCTTGCCCGCCGGTTGTCGCCAAATCCCGCCGTCTCTTTACAGCTTGCCCGCCGAAGACGAGGGTCATGGTTTCACGTGAAATGTTTAGAGACTTTGCAACCTGCAGCGCGGCCGGATTGGCCGGCACCGAGACGACGCTCGTTTCGAGCAATTCCTGCTCGGTATAGCGCGTGCCGTTGAAGGGATCCTTCGGATTGATCGGCTCGCTTTGGATGCTGCGGAAGCCGACGCTGGTGGCGCGGAGGATGTCTTGCTCGATAAGGCTTAGGATCTCGTCGACACGCTGCGACGTGCCGCGCTCGGCCGGTTCGAGCTCGGCGACGAGCTGGTCATTCGCGACCCGGATGTCGCGCCACGTCCCGATCGGCGCGTTGGCATTGTGGTTGAACAACGCGATGGGGTTTTTGCGGAACCAGTCAAGTTGCCAGCCGGCCGGCTCGATAATGTCGCCGTAGCGATCCACCGTAGCGTCCGACAGAATATAGGTCAGTGACCCGGACCGCTTGCCGGCCGCCGTTTTACGAACGAGCGTCATTTCGCTGCCTCACGCAACCATCGCCATGATGTCGAGCGCCACGGTGTCTTGATTTAGTAGGAGCCCGACGGCTTCAGCCAATGCCACCAACCCGTCAATTCGGCCGGTCGAGCGCCGCTTGTCGTAGATCCGGTTGCCCTTCGGATCGGCGACGTGCACCGCCGAGGCCGCGGCATAGGTCAGTGCCGGATTGCGCTTTACCCGGAGCTTGCCTTGACCGATCAATTCTTCAAGCAATTCGACCGAGCGCGGCATCCACAAGCCGCTGTCGGCCGCCTTCGCATAGCCCTGGCCGTGCGGCACGAGCTCGACATCAAGGCTGAGCTCGTCGAGATCGCGTTCGAGGTATTTGATCCGGTACGGGTCATAGGCGATGCGGCGCAGATCGCGCTCGGCCTGCAATTCGCTGATGCGCTGCGCGACGAAGCCGTAATCGACCGAGCGGCCCGGCGTCTCGGTGACGTACCCCTCGCGCGCCCACTGCGCATACGGAACCCGATCGCGCGCCGAGCGGTCCGCGACGGTATCGCCGGGCGTCCAGAACTCGACGACCGCGTGAACGACGCCATCACTATCCGGCGGGTAGACCCGCGCGAGCGCGGTCAGGTCGCGTGTGCCGGATAGGTCGAGGCCGCCGACCGGCTCTAGCCCGACGAGCTCGTCCTCGTCGAATTCCGCTTCGCAGGAGCGCCACAGATCGCCGTCGATCGCCGGATTCGCCGCATCGACCCACTGACAGAAATTAAGCCGCCGGACTAGCGATTGCTTCGCCGGCATTCCCTTCGCTTCGCGGACTTGCTTGCGGAGATATTCAAGCTGGATCGTCACGCCGAGCGACGGGTTTGCCTTGCGCCAGCAATCCTCGCTGTCGAACGGCTCATCGCCTTCGTCGAGCCCGCAGACAAAGCCGAACCATTCATCGTCCTCGATCTGTCCGGTGACGACGCGCTCGGTATATTCGTGGTGCTGATAGCAAATGCTCGTCCGATCGAACCCGCTATTGGTGATCTCCAAAATTAGCGGCTGACGGCGCCCCTTGACGCCGGCGGTGATCTTTTCGATGACGATATCGGTTGGGTGCTCGTGAACTTCGTCGATCAGCGCGAAGTGGACCCGCTTGCCGTCGAGGCCCCGCCCTTCCGACGAGATCGGCCGAAAGTATGAGCCCGTGTCGATGTAGGCGAGATTGAACACGTCGCGGTCGCCGGATTTTTGCAGGCGTTTCGAGAGCGCCGGCGAGGCATCGACCATCCGCACCGCATCGCGAAATGGGATCTTCGCCTGATCGCGTGTCACCGCCGCGGCGTAGCACTCCGCGCCCGACTCGCCGTCTGCGGTCAGCATGTAGAGCCCGACCCCGGCGCCGAGCGGCGACTTGCCGCTTCCCTTGCCCGTCTCGCAATAGCCGGTGCGGAACCGCCGCGGCCCGCCTTTGCCGCGGCGCCAGCCGAATAGACTGCCAGCGACAAAAGCCTGCCAGGGCTCCAAGCGAAACGGCTGGCCGGCGTGGTTGCCGTCCGGCAGGCGCAGGACGGTCGAGAAGAAACTAATAATCCGGCGGCACGCCGCGGCGTCCCAATACAGCCCGCGATCGGCGCCGTCCTCGAGATCGGCAAGGTGCCGCTTGCACGCCGCGCGCACGAGGGGCCCAGCCGGGATCTTCCCCGCGCCAACCCGCTTCGCGTAGCTCGTCGCGGGATCAGTTGGCGAAGAAGCGTTCGGTCTTGTCCGCATCGCCTCGGTTGAAATTGACCCGAATGCCGCTGCGCGAGCTCGGCGACATGCCAAACTCGACGGCGTAGCGAACCATGTCCGCCATCGCCTTGCGCGCCGTCCCGACCACCGGATTCTGGATCACGTTGCCGTTGGTGGTCTTAATCATCAGACCCGCGGTTATCTTGTCCCGCTTCGCCATTCTCGCGAGCACACGCTCGGCTTCCAGCCAGCGTCCATAGGCTTGGCAGTAGGCCGCGAGCGCTGCCCGGTCGATTCCGGTCAGCATTCCGGCCGATAGCAGCTTGCGCGAGATCGAGTCCCATTCCTTGCGGGCGTCAACGGTCAATTCCGGCGGCGGATCGGGGATTCCCGCCGGCGGTTTGGGCTCGGCATCGTTGAGCGGATATTTGCCCGGATTGCCGGTAACCAGCTTCAGATGAGTCGGCTTTGGCTTCATGCCCCGCTTCATGTCTCGATCAGCCAGCCGGCGAATTCGCCAAAGCGGAAAAACTCGATCGCCGGCTTTCCGAGATGGTCGAGCAGCGCGGGATCAAACGGTCGTTGCACGCCGGACAGGCTAAGCTCCTTAGCGACGATCTCGGCCGGCTCGACACCGGCGGCGACTTTGCCGGCGAGCGCCAGTCGCCACAGAACGGTTGCCGCGTAGCCGCGGACCGCTTCGCATTTGTCGAAGACGATCACGGCGCCACCGGGCCGCGCGTACCTAACGAGCTTCTGCAGTAGCGCGCGGCGCGAGCCGAGCGGAATAAACATCAGGGTCAGGAACGCAATCGCGACATCGAAATAGTCGAGTGCGAATTCTTCGGCCGGCGCAACAACGAGATTTTCCGGCTGCGGTCCGGCATATAGCGCCGCCATTTCCGGCGATGCTTCGACCGGGATCAGCGTCGCGCCGCGAGCTTCGAGCGCCGGCGCGAGCGCGCGGCCGATGTTGCCGGTTGCCGCGCCGAGATCGTAGACCGTGCCGCCTTGCGGCAGATAATGCCGCGCGACATGGGCGACGGCGCCGGTCGCGTGGTCATACCAGGGCAATTGCTCGCGAACGTGCCGGTCGAAACCGGCCGCAACGCCGGCATCGCGGAACGTCCAGTTGACCGGGATCGCGAAAGCCGGCGACTGGCCGCCGTTCGGACTAGCCCTGGACATTAGCTGCGCGGCCCAAGAGATAGAGCGCCGGCGCCGCTCCTGGCGCCGACAGCAAGAGATTTGAACATATGCCTAGAACCAGGAAGCCGCTCGACGTTGCGGCGAAAACCGCGGAGCTCGATGCGATGATCGCGGCGAGCGCCGCGCGCGACGAGCCGGCGATCGTTCCGCCGCTGGCCGCGGAAGCGGAACCGGCGAAAGCCGCCGGCAAGCCGGCTACGCTGGCCGCCAAGCAGGTGGAAGCCAAAAAGCCGGGCCGGAGTAGCCGGAAGCCGGCCGCGCGCGCTACGGCCAGCCGCAAGGCTGCTAGCGGCAAGGCCGCCAAGCCGGCTAGGAAGGCCGCCAAGCAGGGGAAAGCGCCGGCCGCTACAAAGACCGGCCGGAAAGCGAAAGCGCCTGCTACGGCTGGCCGCAAGGCCGCTAGCGGCGAAGTTAGTCCGACGTTCGCAACGATCCACCGCTTGATGCAGCGGAAAGACGGTTGCAACGAGCGCGAGGTCTGCGAAGCGCTCGGCGGCTGGAAGAAAGCCGGTGCGACGATCTCGCGGGCGATCAAAGCGGCGCCCTTTGCGGTTCGGAAAGAGCGGGTTGACGGCCGGACGCGGTATTTCGCCGGCTAGAGTGCCGCGGCGTCCTAATCGGGGCCGGTTCGCCGGCCCCTTTTTTTGTGTCGAGATTGGCGCGAGCGAGCGCGGCCATCATCGGCGGCGGAACCGCGCGGCCGAGCCGTTCCCATTGCTGGGCATAGGTGCCGGTCAGGACGAAGTCGTCCGGAAAGCCGCAGATGCGGCGAAGCTCGGCAATCGAGAATTTGCGGCGCTCGGTCGGATGCGCAACCGAAGCCGTATGACCGTCGCCGCCGGTCGCGGTAACGGTCGGCGACGGTCCGTTGATCGGCGCACGCGTCAACGAAAAATAGCGGCTCGATTGCCCGCCGGCGGCGAGCTTGTCGAGCTCTCGGCCGACCGCGTAACCGTTCGCGCTCGCTTCGGCTTCAACCGTGAATTCGCTTTCGGTTCCGCGCCGGCCGTGCGTCTGGATCGTCGGCGCCGGCTCAACGCCAAACTGGGACGTATTCATGCCATAGCCACCGCCAGCCATAATCGTCGGGGATGGTTGGCTCGCCGGCGTCATGCCATCGGCCCGATGGAATCCGGTTTCGCGTACGTCACCGACGCCGGCAATCCACGGCAACGCGTCGCGGACGCTGTAGCGATACGGCAGCGGCTTCGGAAAACCGGGCGCGCCGTCGACGTCACTCCGCACGCCGACGAAGAAAATTCGCTGGCGGGCCTGCGGCACGCCGAGCCATTGCGCGTCGAGCAGCCGCGACTCAACACGGTAGCCGGCCGCTTTGAGCCCGGCGAGTATTTCGAGAAAGAACCCTTTTCCGACACCCTTTACGAGTCCGCTGACATTCTCGGCGATAAACCGGCGCGGCTGTAGGTCGCGCAGCAATCGGACATACTCGAAGAACAGGTCGTCGGTGCGCTGCGTCGTGTCGGAGTATTTTTTGACCTTGCCCCAATGGTGCTGCCTTTTGCCGGCCATCGAAAAGCTCGCGCAGGGTGGCGAGCCGTCGAGGATATCGAGCTCGCCGGCGGCGAGGCCGGTTGCTGCCAATATCTCGGCGCCGGTAACGCTGCGGATATCGCGGGCGTCAATCACCGTGTCCGGAAAATTGGCGTGATACGTCTCGCGCGCCGCCGGAATGAACTCGTTTGCCCACAGCACTTTGTAGCCGGCCATCCGGTAGCCGAGCGAAGATCCGCCGCAACCGGAGAACAACGAGACGACGCGCTGACCGTTTAGCGGCGAGCGCGTAATCTCGCGCATCAGCGGGATTTGGTAGGGCGGCTTATTCGGCCGCGGCACGGCTCGCCGTCGCGGTGCCCGACCACCGAAAGCCACATTTCGGGCATGTGTGCGTCGTCGTAATCGACTCGTCGTACGATGAGAATTCGCCCGGCGCTTGGTCGCCGGCTAGCAGCTTGTCGATATCCGCCATCTCGAAGCCGGTTAGCTCTAGGTCAAACGTTCCGAGCTCGCGTAGGTCGGATAGCTCAAGGCCGAGTAGTTCCTCGTCCCATGCCGAGTTGAGCGCCAACTTATTGTCAGCGATACGATAAGCGCGGATCTTCGCGCTTGACCATCCGCGCGCAACCATAGCCGGCGCTTCGGTTAGACCGAGTTGATGCGCCGCTAATACGCGACCATGACCGGCGATTAGATTGCCCTTCGGATCAATCAATACCGGCATCGTCCAGCCCCACTCGCGGATAGACGCAGCCAGTTGCGCGATCTGCGCCGGGGAATGTAACCGCGCGTTGCGCGCGTAAGGAACGGGCTCAGCAATCGGACGACGCACAACCTTGTCAGCAGGCCAAGCTGTCAATTGATAGGACCCCGGGGGGGGAGGGGCAAAAATTCCGGCGAGGCGGCGTAACAAGCGGCGTTGGGATCCGCGCGTAAGAACGAGAATTGCGGACCGGGGGTCAATTTTGCCGCTTCCAGTGGTGCGCCGGATCGAGCGGCACGCCGCGCGCGTCGCAGCCGGTGATCACAAAGAATTCTTCTCGCGGAGCGCCAGAGTAGCGCCCCTTCTCCCGATGGCTCTGATTGTCGTGGTTCGCACACAGTGAGCGCAGGTTAGCGAGAGATAGCGCTAGGTCAGGATCGGTGCGCAGCGGTTTAATGTGGTCGACGCGGGCCATTCCTTTGCCCGAGATATCGCGCCGGCAGATCACGCAGCGGTAGCCGTCGCGGATCAACGCCTGTCGGCGTAGCTTGCGCCATGCTGGCGAATGATAGAATCCGCCGTCCGGCCGAGCGCCGGCGGCGATCATCGGCGGCCGCCGCAGCGGCCGATAGACCGGAGAACGATTTGCCATTTGATTGAAAGTCCGGACGCAAAACCCAATCCGCGACCAGTAGCGGAAGCGATACCAAAGCCGGGATTTGTTCGTCAAGCGCGGCTGCCTGCGCGTGCGCGCGCGAGGCTAGCCGGCTTTCGGCTTTGGCGGCGGCTCCCAGCGCGGCGGCAGCTTGCCGCGGTCGCGCAGCCGGCAATAGACCGCATAGAGCTCGCCGCCGAGCTCGGTCGCGCGCTCGGCGCAGCGGATTAGGTCATCAATCGTCGGCGCGAATAGCTCTTGCATATTTACTTGCATATTTTCCGTCCGATTTGGGAAGGGCGAGCGCGTGCAGAGCGGCGATTGTCCAAGCGCGCGCGGTTTTCGGATCAATTCGGAACCGGGCGCCGATCGCGGCCCAGCTTTCATCGGCGACGGCGCACCACCAGACCAGCGCAGCCGCGACGGGACCAAGCCCGGCGCGAACGCGGCGCACCAGCGCCAACGCATCGAACCGGAAAATGGTCGCCGTTCGCGGTTGCGCGGCTCCCCCACCTTCGTAGCCGCGGCGCTCGCCGGCGAGATAGCGCACCGCATCGCGGAAACGGATCGCGGCGAGCCATTCGCGCAGCGAGATCGAGCCGTCAGCCATCAGCTTGTCGAGTTGCGTCCGATCGCGTACCGACCAGTAAGGGCGGAACGTCAGCGTGTCGATCCGCGGCTGCTCGACGAGAACGTGTTGCCGGTAGAACGCGCTCGGCTCCATCGTCACGTCTCCTCGTCGGCGATTTCGCGCAATGTCCGTACGTCCTCATCGCTGATTGGCACGACATGCTCGAATAGTTCGGGGCAGGAGCCCATCAGCGTCAGCAGAATTTTTGCGGCATTGCGTAATCGGCGGCGACGCATCAAGACGGGATCAGAGCTATCTCTCATCGCTGCGCCTCGGCGAACATGCTGCGCCAGACAGCGGCGGCGAGATTGCGCTCGTAGGCGGCGCCGTTGCTAGGCGGAGCCACGGCGTGCGCGAGCTCGCGCCGGCCGGCCTCGGCCATGTCGCGGTCCGGTTCGCGCAAGGTATCGAATACGATCGCGACGAGATCCCGCGCGTTGGCGCCGGCGAGCGCCGGATCGACATCGCGGAGATATTGCGCGACGCGCTTCTCGGCGATCTGGCGCATTCCCGCCGCGGCGGATTTGATCATGCCGCCTCCGCTTTTTTGAAGCGATGCGGACGCCCCTCGTGGCTATCGTCGTAGCCCTCCCAATAACCCATCACGAATTGCGCCCGCTCCACCTCGGCCGGATCATATAGCGGCTCCGCATTCGCCAGCGCCGTGGCAATTGCCGCCTGCCAGTCATCGTCGGTCGGCTGACCGCGCCGGCCGATGAATTGGTCGCGGATCGCACGCACCACTTCCCAGGCCCGACCGTCGATGTCGGAGTCGGTCACCTGCCACCCAACACGAGCACGAGAAAGTAGAGGCTCACGCCGAGCCAGCCCAAGTGCGGGAACCGCACAACATAAGGCGCGCTAGGGCCGCCCCAGAGCGAAGCGATCAGCGTCAGCAGAAACGCGGCAACGAGCAGAATTCCCGGTACACCCATATCACCCTCCCTGCGTTCTCCGGTGCGGAATATTCCAGCGGTCGAGACGATCGAGCACGTCGTCGACCGTGTGACAGATCGAGATCGCCCGAAAGGCGCCGGTGGCGAGCAGCCGCGGAAACATCTCATCCTGGCCGACCAGAATCCGCCGCGCGCCGCTCGCGGTCCGGCCGATCCGAGTTTCCGACAGATAAGCGCCGTGGCGCTTGAGCTCGATGCCGTAGACACCCTGGTAGAAAATCAGGATGTCGGGATAGCCGCGCTTCAAACCGAAGCGGGAGTAACGCGCCATCTGCTGCGGTGACAGTTGCGTGACCCCTGCGGGGTAGGGCGTCCATTCCGCCGGCCGGAGTAGGAGCGCGTCGAGCACTTTGGCGCAATGCTCGTGCACGTCCCGCTCCGACGGGGCCGGCGGTGTCAGCCGGAAGCGTGGCGCGGCTGCGGTCATGCCGTGCCGGCGGCCTCATCCGGCAGGAAGTCCATCGGCCGCGGCTTGCGCGGACGACCGCGGCCACGCCCCTTGATCGGCTGCTGCGCGAACGGCCGCGGGCGCGCCGCAACCGGCGGCTCCCGCTCGGCGCGCTCCATTGCCGCCTCGCCGAGCGGCGTTCCGACCAGCAGCCCGAGCGCTGCGCGATAGGTGTCCAGCAGCGAGTACCGCGACTCCCGGGCCTCCGGTTCCATCCGGAGCTCGCGGACGATCTCGCGCAACGTCGTGGTGTCGAAGCCGGCGCCCTTCGCTTCCTTGTAGGTTTCGCGAATATCGCCGTTCAACGTGTCGCGTTCCTCGTGCAGGTTGACGACGCGGTTTGCGTACGAGCGCAGCGCCGAGGATTGTTCCGGTGACAGTGCGGCGTCCATAATTTCAATCACTCCTCTGTCGGTGAAGTTTCGGTTTTGACGCGGTCGCGTGCCATCGCTTCGGCACGCAGGCGCGGCCCCTCGGGCTCCGGTCCCCAGGTTTCTTCGAGCCATTGCGGCCAGCGCTCGCGGCGCTGATCGGCGATGGCCTGTCGTTCGCGGCGGTTGTTGTCGATCTGAACGCAAAGCGTCCGAATATCGCCGGGCACCGGGCGATTGCGCGATCCGCTGTGGCGAAATTCAGTAATCGCCTGCTTGACCAACTCCGGGCCAAACTCGGACAAATCTTCAATCCAGTCCTCGATCTGCGCTTTCCGGGCTGGCGCGGGATCATCGGCCGTCCAGTAGTGGCTTAGCAGCCGCGCCACCATTGCGGCGATCTCGCGGTTGGCTTGCTTCCTGGCGTTCGGTGACGGCGTCTGCTGCATCGAGCGCTCCCTCGTAGAGCTTCGTCACTGGCGATTTGTCACGAAAAGCCGGCGTCGCTCGCGCGCGGCCCCGCGCGCGTCCCGCGCCGTTAGGCGCGGGGTGAGACGCCGAAGGCGTCGAACGTTCTGAGGTTCGAAGAACCGAAGAACCTTCTCTCTCTGAGTCTCTCTCTGAGTCTCTCTCCGCGCGAGACGGTCGCGTTCCGGACGCATTCCGCCCGCGTTCCGTCCGCGTTCCGTCCGCGTTCTCTCCGTCGGACGAACGCGCTAAGTGCTTGTGTTTGCGACTTCTAGCCTGCGCGAGCCGGCTATGCTGACGTAGGGCGATGTCGGACAGAAAGCGGTGGTATAGTCTACCATCGGCACATTTTTCGAAACCATGCAGAGCTTCGTCCCGGATTCGGCGGAACGCGCGAACGTTCCGTCCGAGATCCGCGAGGCGTGTCAAGACGTTGTCATCGTCGGGAAGTGAACCGGCAGGAACTTGATGCCACGAAGCCCACCAAAGATTATGTGCAGCCCGATATCCCGCATCCGATACCCGCGAATTGAGCTCGCTCCGCAGTAATTGATCGCCGTAGTACGGCATCCAAGCCATACCGCGCAGATCGATGTCACGCGGCACAGGCGGGGCTGGCGGCTTGGTCATTTTTGATGCGCCCGCAAGTGACAGTCACCGCAAAGGCCGACGAGCTCATAAAGGAACTCGGCACCAACATGCTCATATGTCAAATGGTGAATTTCGGTGACGGTCGAATTTCGGCAACCTTCACAAAGGCCGCCGCAGCGGTCCATAACGAGGCGCCGCTTCGCTCGCCAGTCATCCGAATTAAGATAGTCGTTGTACCAAGCCGACCAATTGCCCGAGCGCGTTCTGTCATCAGTAGTAATTTCGACGAGTTGGCGCGCGAGCCGTTTAACGTCCTCGTGCTTTGCGGCAGCTTCAGCAAGTTGCGTTAAGTATGCAGCACCGCCTATTTCGTCGAGCACTTGCAGATCGCGCGCAGCATGTAGAACGGTGACTGGATTTGCGACCGAGTGGTCTCGGACAATGCCGCCGATGATCTCGAAAATTTGACGATGCGCCGGATGAGAGAAATGTTCCGGGCGCAGGAATCGAATTACCCGAGAACATGAGTGGTGATGAAGCAGCAGCGCGCCGAGTAAGGTTTGCTCGCTGACGAGCGGCGCGGGCGCATGGTGCGGCTGTGGCGCCATGTCACACGAAGGATCGAAAAGCCGGGTGTCTGTTCATGCGCCGCCCCCGGGATGGCCGGAAGCCGGTGAGGTTGCCTCGGGTAATCTCCGACCGTCAACCCCGTAAAAGACCTGAGTTTGGTTGATCGAGATCAATATTCGCTGGGTGGAAGCTCGGGCGAACGGCAACAGCTAAAATTCGAACAACTGACTCGTTTGTCCCATTGATACTATTTGCCATCTGAAAAGACGGCACCTTAGCGGAAACACGCCTATCAATATTTATAGGACACCCGTGTCCTATCTCAAAATTTGTTGTCAACCCCCTCTTGCGGGTACCGGACATATGCGTCATCATCAAAAAAAAACGAAAACCGAGGTTCACGTCTAGTCTGACCCCCACCGACCCCGTTGATCGCGCCGTGCGCGCGAGCCAGCAATAGGAGAACTGTGCCCATGAACACGCGGCGGCGCGGCAATTCTGGTGGCGACGAGCTCCGCAAGTGGCGCGAGCGCGGCAAAGTACCGGCCCGATCCGGCGCCGACCTTGTGCCCTGCTCCGAGCGTACGTGGTACCGTTGGGAACGCCATCAAGCGACCCCATCCCTGGCACATGCTTTTCGGCTGGAAGAGATCACCGACGGCGCCGTTCCGGCCCAAATTTGGGGCTTCGCGCGCGCGGGAGAGGGGCAAGGTTCCCCCCCCCCCCGCGGAGGCAAATAGATGGCGCGCTCGCGGCATGTGCCGCTCGTCACGCTCAGCCGGCCGCAATGGATTAAGCTGGTCAACGGCCGCAGTATCGAGATTGACGGCCTTCAGTTCGACGGCGTAGCGCGCCGGGTCGAGATCCGGCTATCGCCGGCCGCCGCGGAATTGAACCCGCGCACCGGCCGGCCGCTAGATCCACCCGAGGCGCGCGAGTTTCTTCCGCCGCGACGGAAGCCGCAATGATTACGATCGAACGCCGGCCGATCTTTGCGGCCGAAGCCTGCCGGCGGCGCCGAGCTCGCCGGCCATGGTTTGTAGCGGCTCGGATCATCCTGGTGCTTGTGGCGCTGGCGTGGCTGCTGATCGGCGCGCCGCTGGTGGTGTTGCGGTGAGCGCGCCCTTCGGCCCGATCGTGATCCGCTGCTCGTCGTTGAGCGGCTATCCCGATTGCCCGCGGCGCGGCGCGGCGCGGTTGTTCTGGCAGGAGATCGAGGCGGCCGGGTTTCGGTTGCGGCGCACAACGCGCGGCATAGGCGCGGCGATCGGGTCCGCGCTACACAAGGCGGCCGCGACGACGCTCGACGAAAAGGCGCGATCGGGCGAATTGCCGCCTGTGACGGTGGCGGCCGACATCGCCGTCGCGGAGCTCACAGAGCAGGCTAGATACGAGATCGAATTTGACGGCCCGCACGGTCCGACCCATAGCCGCCGTGAAGCGGAATTGCAGACGCTCGCGATGACACGCATGTACCATTATCTGATCGCGCCGGATATCGAGCCGCTGGTCGTCGAGGAACGCCTCGAGGCGGAAGTCGAGCCCGGCATCGTGTTGAGCGGTCAACCGGATGTCGTCGCGCGCGAGCCGCACCGGGTCCGTGATCTCAAATCCGGAGCACGGCGGCCGGGATCGGCGGCGCCGCAGCTTGGCGGCTATGCCCTCCTGGCACGAAGCCACGGATTAGATATCGACAGCGCTTCGATTGACTTCATCCAGCGGGTCCGGGTCGCGACGCCGCAGCCCGAGCCGGTCTCGAATCCGGTGGCGGTCGGGCCGGCCGAGACGGCGGCGGCGAATATCCTGCGTCATATTGCCGGCGATCTTACGACCTTTCGCGATGGCGATCCCGCGCGCCGCATCTTGCCCGGTGATCCCTGGGCGTTCATGGCGAACCCGAGCTCGATCTTGTGCGGTGAAAAGTGGTGTCCAGCTTGGGGTACTTCATTCTGTAATGAGTGGCAGCCTAAATGACGCGAACGATTCCTTTAGCCAATGGCGGCGACGTCCTCGTATCCGAGGTCGATCATCATTGGCTATCGCAGCGGCATTGGTATCGCAACGCGCAGGGCTACGCGATCTGTGATTTGTGGGGACGCCGCGGCGGCATGAAGGTGTTGATGCACCGGCTTATTTTACTTGCGCCCGACACATCTACCGTCGATCACGCGAACGGAAACAAGCTCGATAACCGGCGCGAAAATCTTAGGTTAGCCACTCAGTCACAACAGAATGCCAATCGTCCGAAGATCATCGGAACGTCACGATATAAGGGCGTTTATCGCCGACGCGATGGTCTGAAATGGTGCGCCCAAATCAAGGATCCGTTGGGCCATCAACAGTATCTTGGCAGCTTCATTTCCGAACGCGCCGCAGCGCTCGCTTATGATAATGCCGCATCCAAACAATACGGCGAATTTGCGCGACTAAATTTCCAGGGCACCGAGTTTTGCCGCGAAGGCGCACACGGTGAATAAGCGCAACCTTTGGCGCCGGGTGTTATGGCCGCGAGTGATGTCACAAGAGCAGCAGCGGCGACGCCGCATAGGAGGATTGATGCAGAGCGCAGCCCGTCCCCAATTGGTTGCCCCGCGAGCCATGCAGACGCTCGAAGCGGTGCGCAACGTCACCGGCGGTTTCGACATCGACGCGTTTCACGTCATGGAGGCGCGCGATGATGCGCTGGTGGCGGACGGCGTTCTACACGGTGCCGGATCTGATACCTTCGTTTACAACTTCGAGATCCAGGGCAAGCCGATCACGGGAATTTCGGTCATCGGCGCGCGCCACCTGGCCTCGCATTATCGCGGCTTGAAGCACCGCCTCGTTGCGTCGATGCAGAAAACCGGCGAGCTCTTTGTATTCCAAAGCTTCCCGGCGGAAAATCTACCGATGGCGGTGTCGGCCTCGGTTGTGATGGAACTGGCCGGCGAGCCCGATTTCTATTCCGTCATCGTCGAGATGACCGACATCAAAACCGGCAATTCGATCCAGATCGAGCAGCGTGAAGCGCGCTTTGAATATCGCCGCGACGGAACGCCCTTCGAGCGGCCGAAATATCAAGCGATTGCCCAATCGAAAGCATATCGCAACGCGGTTTTGGATTTGATCCCGCAGGACATAGCGATCCGCTGGAAGGCGGAAATGCTGAAGCTCAAAAAGGGCGAGACGATCACCGCCTCGGTGCTCGACGAGAAGCGCGGCAATGTCCTGCGCTTCGCGGCGTCGCGCGGCATCGCGCTCGACCGGCGCGCGATCGAACATCTGACTCTCGACCAGATCGGCGGCTTAGGGGATGCGGCGCGCGAGGGCGCGCTCCCGGCCTTCGTGCAGTCCGCGCAAGCGCTCGGCCTCGAAGTCGGCCAGGGCGAGCCGCAGGCGGCAGCGCAAGAGACGAGCCCGCCGCCACCGCCACCGGCGGCCCGCGGCCGCGGCCGACCACGCAACGAGCCGGCGGTGCAGCAGAGCTCGCCCCCGCCGCCGCCGAGCCCGCCACCGCCGCCGCCACCGCCGCCGGCGGCCCGCGGCCGCGGCCGACCACGCAACGAGCCGGCGGTGCAGCAGAGCTCGCCCCCGCCGCCGCCGAGCCCGCCACCGCCGCCGCCACCGCCGCCGGCGGCCGAGCAGCAGCAGGATCAACCCGCGCCGCAGCAACGGCGGCGCGTCAATTTCGACGAGTAGCGGAGGCGGCATGAAAACCGATTACACGATCTTCCGTGCTGACGGCTCGCAGCGTCGATGCAGCGTCGATTGGCCCGAGGATCCAGGCTTTGACCTAATCCGCGGGCTCGTCGAGCCGATCGTGGCCGGCCCAATGGAGCACGTCACGGTGCTCGACCCCGCGAAGGTTGAAGCGGGCGAAGTCGATCCGCGTCTCGATCGTCGCGACCTGTTCATCGACGAAATGGGGCACGTCCGCGAAACACCGAAGCCGCGCAACGAGGCAGCGACCCGCATCTATCGCGCCAACTGGCTGCGCGCGCATCCCGACTGCGAGCCGGAAGAATTGCACGTTATCGTCGGCGATGCCGTGCTGTTCGACCGGATCGTCTGGCGCTGATTCTTAGCTTTCGAGGTGTAGCCATGCGGGTCCAGGTTTACGACGAGGAACTCGGCGAGGGCGTCGATCTCATCGAGGAGACAACGCGCGACGGTAAAAAGTTTTACGGCTTGCGGGTCTGGCTCAAATCGGCCTTTGAATTACACCACACCACCGAAGATGACGACCGCAGCGCGGTCACGTTTTGGAGCGCGGATCGCGGCCGGCTGCACGACCTCATTGCCGATATGCGCGAGGCGTGGATCGGGAGTCCGGACACGACGAAGGAGCCGGCGCCGTGAGTTTCCAATTCCGCGCGCATGATGTCCGCGGCCTAGAGCGCGCCGCCGGCGAGTGCAACCCGATCGCGCTTGTCGCCGGCCCCAACGCGGCCGGCAAGACTTCGCTCGCCCAGGCGATCGCCGCGGCCTTGACCGGCGACGCGCTGCCGGTCGAGGGCATGACCAAGGGGACGGCGGGGCTGTTTGTTCGTGCGGGCACCGGCATCGGCCGGGTCGAGATCGCCAGCGACCAGGGGACCGCCTCGATCACTTGGCCGGCGGCGCAGATCGTCCGCGAGGGCAAGGCGCCGGAAGCGAGCGAATATGCCGCCGGCCTTTCGAGCGTGGTAACGATGGCGCCGCGCGACCGCGCGCGAGTGCTGTCCGAATATCTGCGGGCCGATCCGACCTTCGAGGATCTGCAAGCCGAGCTCGCCGACCAGGGCTGGCCCGACGAGACGATCGCGGCGGTATGGAAGCTGATCGAGCAACAGGGCTGGGACAAGGCGCACGCGCTGCGCAAGGATCGCGGCGCCGAGCTCAAAGGCCGCTGGCGGCAGATCACCGGACTGAATTACGGCAGCCGGATCGCGGCGAACTGGCGGCCGGATCTGGCCGACCCATCGCTCAACGAGCCCGAGCTGATGGCGGCGGTCGCGCGCGCCCAGGCCGATCACGACGCGGCGGTCTCCGCGGCGGCGGTATCGCGGACCGAGCGCGAGCGGCTAACCGACGAGGCCGATCAATTCGACGCGCGCAGCGGCGATGCGCTCAAAGCCGAGCGGACGGTCGCGGAGCGTGCCGAAGCGCTCCATGTAGCTCAGCAAGGGCGGATAGCGCTCCCCCCTGTAGAGCAGGCTCCTACGATGCCTTGCCCCCATTGCGGCGCGGCGATCGTCGTCAACCGCGTCAACCTCGTCGAGCTCCGGCTCGAAAAGCCGGTGGCGGTGCCGCCGAGCGAGGTCGATGTCAAACAGCGGCGCATGGCGATTGGCGACGCCGAGGGCAAGCTCGCCTATGCCACAGACGCGCTCAACATGGCGCGGCGGGCGGAGGCGGACGCGCGTGCCGCGGTCGAACGATCGCGGGCCGCGAAAGAACGAATCGCCAACTGGCCGGCTGCGACCGAAACAGGAACAGACATCGAGGCGGCAAAGCTGGCGTTGAGCCGGGCCGAGAAGCGGCTCAGCGAATTCCGCATGAAGGGCGAGGCCGATGACATCAACGAGAAGATCGAGTCAAACGAGATCGTTCTCGACCTACTCGCCGGCGACGGGCTGCGGGCCCGTAAGCTGAACAAGGTTCGCGCCGTGTTCGTCGAGAAGCAATTACGCGCCCTGACCGATGAGGCCGGCTGGAAGCGGGTGGACATCGATGCCGATATGGCGCTGCGCTACGACGGCCGCCCCTACGGCATGTTGTCCTCATCGGAACAGTACCGGGTCGCGGCGGTCCTGCAGTTGGCGATGGCGTGCCTGGACGGGTCCGACGCGGTCATCGTCGACGGCGCCGATATTCTCGATGCGCCGGCCCGGTCCGGGCTATTCGCGATGCTCGACGCATCCGGCGTGTCGGCGCTGGTAGCGATGACGCTATCGCGGCGCGATCAGGTGCCGGATCTCGAAGCGGCCGGGCTCGGACAATCCTACTGGCTCGCCGGCGGCGTCCTCGAGCCGGCGCGGCAGGCGAAGGAGGCGGCGTGATGGGTGAAGCCAAGCGGCGCGGCGAGCGTCTCGGCGATGCGCCGATCGAGCCGGAGTATCTCCGGAAAATGAACACGATCGCGTCGGCGCTCGATGAATTATTCAACGGCGACGCCAAGGGCGACGCGCGCAAGGTCGGCTTTTGCCTGATGGTTTATCCGTTCGGCGATGTCGAGGGCCGTTGCAACTACATCAGCAACGGCGCCGACCGCCGCGACGTGGTCACGCTGATGAAGGAAATGATTGCGCGGTTTGAGGGCCAGCCCGAAATCAAGGGCTCGGCATGACCATGATTCGCCTCTCACCGATCGAGGAAACACGCGCCGACATGCTACTCGTCGGGATCATCCGCGAGATCATCCATCAGGAAGCCGGCGAGGCGGTCGCGTTGCGCGCTTTGGCGGATGCCGCCGGGACGCTGCTGTCCGGTTGCCGGCATGATCTGCGGGTGTTCTGGGAGACGGAGCTCGGCCGCGCGGCGGCGCAAGCCGCGGAGCGTTGCGGTAATCATGGCTCGTGATCGCCTGAGCTTTCGCCAACGTGACGTTACCGCCGCCGTCAAGGCGGTCCGAGATGCCGGCGTCTCGATTGCCGACGTTTGGATTCGCAAAGATGGCGTGCATATCATCCCCGGCGAACCGCCGGAAGTGCCGCCGATCGAAGGCGAGCGCTCGCCGGCCGGATCGGCGCTTGACGAAGAATGCCGCGAGCACGATGAGAGGGCCGCCGCCGCGAAAACCGCGAAGCGGTAGAACGGGTTAGGGCGGGAAGCTGGAAAAAATCCAGGCCGCCCAATACTTTTTAGCTGTTGTCCTTGAACATCGGAGAACAGGCGAAATGAACAAAGACTACGTTACGAGAGAAAGAACCCGGCACGGCAGGATCGTTTATTATTTCCGCCGGCCGGGTAAGCTGAAAAAGCGGATACGCGCGGAACCGGGCTCGCCGGAGTGGCACCGGACACTCGCCGCGCTAAAGGAAGGCCGCGAACTGCCGGCCGAGTCGACGCAACCGGAACCGCGCGCGGCGCGCGGCACCTTCGCCGCGATCCTCGCCGCCTACCAGCAAGATCCGGATTGGCTGGTCGCGCTCAAACCGGCGAGCCGGAAATATCTCCTGCCGTCGCTGCGCTACATGAAAAAGCGGTGGGGCAGCTACCAAGTCGCGGAGGTCGAGCCGCATAACGTCAAGTCGCTACTCCGCGGCGCGGCAACCGGCAAGGGCGATCCGGACTGGCCGGCGGACCGTTACAGCGCGAGCGCCCACAACGCGATGCTGCAAGCGCTCAACAAGGTGTTTGCGTTCGCCGAAGTCGAGTTGAAGCTGGACCGGCGCAACCGGCCGACCTTCGGTATGAAAAAATTACCGCTCGAAAATCCGGATGGCAACCATACCTGGACCGAGGCCGAGATCGAGCAATATCGGCAATTCTGGCCGGTCGGAACCACGGCGCGGCTCGCGCTCGAATTACTCTATGAAACCGGCGCGCGCGGCCGGTCGGACGCGATCCGGCTCGGCTGGAAGGATATCGACGACGGCGGCGAGCTTGTATTCACGCCGCGGAAAACCGATCGGTCAACCAAGGTCGAGGTCGTCGGCTTCGTGTTGAATGATCTCCGCAGCCCGTACCTAAAGCCGTGTCTCGATCTTGTGCCGCCGCGGCAATTGGCGCGAGATCTGCCGTTCCTACTCCGGAAGAACGGCAAGCCGTACAACGAGGATCTGATCGGCCGGCATATCGCGAAATGGGCGAAGGCCGCCGGCTTGCCGGATTGTTGCCGCGCGCATGGTCTTAGGAAGTCGTTCGGCTGCCGGCTCGCCGATGACAACGCGAGCCACTACGGGATCGGCGCGGCGCTCGGCGACCGCGATCCGAAGGCGATCGAGGTCTATACGAAGAAGCGGAACAACGCGAAGCTCGCTCGCGAAGCGCGGACCGCGTACAAGCGGGCGGCGGGAGGACTGTCATGAGCCGCAAGGTTATTGCCCGCTCCCCGATGGAAGCCGCCCGCGTGATTGCTGAGAGGGTCGCTCTCGTCAAATTCGGCAAGACCGGAATGGTCCACTTTCTGTGGCCCGAACCCGATGATGTTTCCCCCGGTTTCCGGCGCTGTTACCAGAGCGTCATCGGCCGACGAAACGATACTCGGCGGGAAACGCTGGTGCTTTTTGTCTACCATCGACAACCGGATGGGTCCTACCGGGTCGATCCGCGCGAAACGCTGTCGCCCGCGCAGATCGCCGCTAAAAAATTGTCTTACCCCGCTATCGGGTAAGACAAAAACCGCGAAAAGACGAATGATTTCAATCCAGCAATTCGGCGATCCGGTTTCGCCGGGTTGTTGGATTTTTTTTGGGAAAACATAGGATTGCCGCGGCGCTCCGGCTGAAGATTGTCCTACCCTACCCCGGCAAGCGTCCGAAGCGAAACCAAGGGCTTTCGAGCCGCCCTGTCTTACCCCGCCGGCTCGGTCCCGACCATCTTCGCATTGACCGGCACGAGTTGGCGGACCTGGGAGCAATGCATCGCTAGGAGGAAGGCGCGCGTCGAGCGGGTTTTGTCCGCATCGCCGGGAACGTGGTGCCCGGCCAGCCAGATCGCGAGAAGATCGGCGAGCACGGCGCCTACAATTGGCGCGGGCTGTCCGGCGAGTAGCGGGCGGATCTGATCGACGAGAGCGGCGACGGCGCGGGTCTGGCTGTTCATAGCGGGCCTGAGCGGTTCTGAGCGGGGATAGTAGCCGGCGCCGGCTTCCCCAGGCTAGCGCCCTGCCGCAAGGCCGCTAGCGGCGATTTTCCGGCCCGGTAGCTCCGGACCACCTTACGGTATAGGATCGCCGGCGAGGTTCGGGCATCGAACCTCCCGGCCTTGGCCCGGCGCCTCCCCTGTGCGTCGGGCTCTTTTTCGTTCCGCCGGCTCGGCTCTACGCCTTCGGTGATGGCTCGTCCTGCGCCGGAAAGTATCCCCAGCCATAAGGTTCGATGTAGCCCCAGCCACCATCTTCCGGCGGCGGCTTCACACCCTCCGGCGGCGGTGGCGGATATACGATCGGGTGCGACGGATGAAGATCAATCGGCGGGCCACCGGGCACGATCGGCGGCAACGCGATCGGGTGCGTCGGCACACCGGGACCCGGCATGACGATCGGATGCGACGGATGCCCCGGCGGCGGCAGCACGATCGGATGCGTCGGGACGCCCGGCCCAATCGCACCCGGCGGAATGACGATCGGATGTGACGGATGCCCCGGCGGCGGAAGGTAGATCGGATGCGTCGGCACCCCTGGTCCGATGGCATCCGGGGGGATAACGATCGGGTGCGAGGGATACGGCGGCGGAGTGACAATCGGATGCGTCGGCACCCCTGGCGTACCCCCGGCGTCTCCGGTCAGAGGCGTAATCATCGCGAGAAACGGTTGCATAGCTAATTACCTTAACAAAGGGTTGAGCGCCGGCCCGCGGCCGGCAGCGGTACAAAGTGCTGATTATCAAGTTTCTGGCCGGAACTATCCGGCCGGCGCCGCAGCCTGCCGATTATTCTTCGAGAGTTTGGCCTTAGCTCAGAGAAGGAAATATGAACCCCGTCAAATCGCTCGCCGCCGCTGCGCTGCTGGCTGGCGCACTTTGCGGCGCAGCAAGCGCCGATGAACCACTCGAAGCGCTTTGGCCGGGATGCCATAAACCGATTGTGGACCCTGTTGACATGGTGATTTGTCAAGCGATCGGAACCACAACGCATTCCTTTCAGGAAGCGCAAATCGAGGCGCGGCGCCGCGCCCATCTCGATCCCGGCGCCATCCCGCTCTGCCCGCCGCCGCACAAGATGACCGCGCGCGACGGTTGCCGGTAAGCTCAAGGCACCCAACCGAGCAGCAAGGCTAAGACCGCGATTATCAGCAGCCCGGCCTTCGGCTCCAAATGCGGAAGTAGTGCGCCGAGGATTACGCTCGCCGCTAGTACAATCGCAATCGTCAAAAACCCCTCTTGACGTAGCCGGCCCCATTTCATCGCTCATGAACTAATAATCGTGACCGCGCCCTGCTGAGTGCGGATCGAGGCGACGATAGCGAAGACCTCGGCATCGCTGGTCGCGCTGATCCGGCATTGCAACCCCTGCACGCCCAGCGGCAAGAGCTCGGCCTGCGACTTCGCCATGATCCGGCCGCTCAGCAGGAGCGTCGAGACAAACCCGCCGCGCGTCGACGAGCTCGCGCCGACCCGCCCACCGAGATTGATGTGGAGACTGAACGGTCCGGCCCGCGCACTGCTGTTCGTCGTCTTGATCGAGGCCGACAGGATCACCCCGGCGAATAGCGCGGTCGCCGTGCCGCTCGCGGCGGCTTGGCTGGTGACGGTGGCGCTGAGCCCGACGCCCGCAATGAGCGCTTCGCGAACGACGCCGCCAGCCCGAAGCTGCCCCGCTTCGGCGACGAGTGCTTCCCGGCCAAGGCCGCCGAGCCGGGCATCAGTCATCGCTGCTTAGCTGTCGACGCGGAAGCCGCTGGTGGCGGCATTTAGCGCGGTCCCGGTCCAGGCGATCGAGCCGTTCGGATCGGTCGGAAACAGCGACGTCATCCAGCCGTAGGTCGTGGCGGGCGTCTGGCCGGCGAGCGAGCCGGCGCTGTCAGTCGCGCTCGATTTCATCCGCAGGCTGATCGTCTTCGCGCCCGCGTCCGATTTCTGGATGTAGCCCTTCACGGCGACCGCGTAGACAAAGGCCGGCGACGTGCTGAGAGCGCCGAAGTTGTAGAGGTCTTCGTGCCCGACCGTCGCGTCGAAGACGTAGCTCTGCGCGCCCGGTGGCGGTTGCTGGGTCACCTCGTTGTAGTTGGCCCCGCTGATGCCGGTCAGGTTGCCCCAAAGGAGCCAGCTTGCCTGCCCGCTAGTCATCGCGGGCGCTGTTCCCGGTGCACCCGAAGCATAGGTGTTTGCAGCCCGGTAACCGAGGGTGCTCCCGTCCGATTGCTGCAACACAACCGCCGTGTCGTTGATAAAGCCGATCCAGTATTGCGTCCCCGCGCTCAAGCTCTGCGGCGTTGTCAGAGGGAGCGTGGCGGCCGTACCCGAGGTGACGCCCGTGACCTGAGTGCCCGACGACATCAGCGTACCAGGCGCCGTGCCGCCGCTGTCGGCGTAGCAGACGCCGCGGTAGTTCGCCGGGGCACTGGTCCCGCCCGGCATAATCGTAATCGACGCCAGCGTGCCGGCGACGGCCGGCGTAAACCGGCGCAGCACCAGCGAGCCGGCCGCCGGGGCGCTCGTCGTAGCCACACGCGCGGCGTTCGAGCCGAGGATTCCCGCGCCGAATGCAAACTGAACCGCGCTGTCGGAGGTTGGGAAGGTCGTCTCGACGCGCGGCGAGGTCAGGAGCACCGCGTTGTTGGTGGTGCCGGTCGAGTCGAACAGGTAGAGATCGTCATAAGTCATTGTTATTGTGGCGGTGACGGAAGCCGCCAAAATAAATTGATTGGCTGTATTGTTTGCCGTCGTCGTCGTGTCTCCGGTGCCGCTAAAGAGAGACACGCCGTCGAGCCAAACCTGATAAGCCGCGCTATTCCCGAAGGTAATGTCCCATTCGAGGTAATGTGTGCTGTTTGCGCTGACGCTGGTCCCCGATGTTGCCAGGATGGTCGCGCTGGTGGCGAGGCCGTTACGCAGGCTGATCGTGCCGGCCGGGTTGATCGTGATCGTGCATTGAACTGCCCCCGCGTCACCGAATCCTACGCCGGCTGCGAACCCTCCGACGAGGTTCGAGGCGAACCGGACGCCGCCGATCAAACGCGAATAATTAGCGCTGAGGGTTTTGACGAGAGGCAGGGCGCCACCCATCCCTCCCGAAATCGCCTGCCCCGTTGAGCTGAGCCCGGCGACAACAGACCAATTGACGCCAGCGCTCGTCCATTCGCCGGCCGTCAGCATCGCATTCACGGAGGTCGGATTGCTGTTGACCGGGCCGTATTTGTCGAAAGATTCCAAAAACAACAGCGCCATGTTACGACGACCGGATAATCAGCGAGCCGGCCGGGAAAGCGGCCGAGGCGCCGTTGTTGACGCTCTGCGCCACCAGCTTCCGCACCATACCGTTGCCGGTCGCGCTGGTGTTCACCGCAGTCGCCGCATTGGTCACGGTAAAGGTGTCGGTCGAGGGCGATGCGACGGTAAGCTGGCCGGTAAAATTGCTCTGAGAGAAGGTCGGGTTGACCCCGCCATATTCGATTGACCACTCGACCAGATCGGCCGCTGAGAAGCCGTGCGCTTTGGCGGTGATGACAGCCGGCGATGCCGCGCTAACCGTCGCCGGGAGCCACGCATAGTTTCCGAAATAATCCCACGCCAGCAGATTGCCCGCGGTCACGGCGTCGTAAAGCCCCATCGCGATAATCGAGCCCCAATCGGCCGTAGCCGTGGGGAAGGTCAGCGTGTTGGCGTTGCTGATCTGTGACGGCGCCGAGCCCGATGCCGAGTTCCAGTCGGCCGCAGCCGTCGCGACGCGCGCATAGGAGCCGACCGCTGGCTCGGTGAAGCCGGTCCCGGCGTCGGTGCCGACCGCGGTGAACAGCGCGACATAGGCCGTTGGGATCGTATAGAGCGCCGTCTTGCCAGTGATGTGGTTGAGGATGCCTTGCGAGGTTCTGTCGGTGAATCCGGTCATCGCTTTACACTCTGGGTTGGCGGCTTCGGTGGCGGCGCGGGTCTGGGCTTGATTAAGCGACCGGCGATGGTCCGGACCTTCTGACAAAAGCCGCAGGGATAGCGGGCGGTCACGGTGATCATGTCTCGAACCCCACGAGAGTCAGGTGGAAATCGGCAAAGGTCGGATCGGGCGAGGCCGGGCCGCGCAGCCGCAAAATATCGCCTTGCCCAAAGCTGATCGCCGCCTGCGTGGACATCGAGCCGGTCACCGACCCGGCGGCGAAGGTGATCGTTGCGACCGGGCTATAGCTCGTCGGTGATCCAGCCAAGGACCGCGCCAGCGTGATTGCAGTCGAGGCGGTTGCCGCCACCGAGCCGCCCGCCTCGGTCGTATGCCCGAGATAGGCGCCGAGGTTCGCCGGGATCGTCACGGCCTTCGAGAATTTGTGAAATAGCAAATTCTGACTGGCGGCGAGCATCGTGCCGGGCGTGAACGCGCCGACGACATAGCGCGGGCGCACATTCTCAAACTTACCGGAGCTCGTATTGTACGAGAGCGTGTCCTGCGCGTGCGGCGTCGTAATCGCGATGGTGCCGCCGGCATTCGTGACCCAGTTCGGATCGGCCGCCGACCCGCCGGTCGTAAGCACTTGGCCCGAGACGCCCGGCGCCAACCCGACCCAACCGCTATTCGTCCGATACAGCAGAGTACCGCGGGCCGACGATACGATCGCATCGAGAATGTTCGACAGCGTGTTACCGCTCGGGACGGCCGACGAGCCCGAAATGTTGGCGATGATCCGCTGGTTCGGCACCGAGCCGCCGGTCGTCGGCGCGTTCTGCCAGGAAGGATTCGCCGCCACGCCGCCGGTCGTCAGGATCTGCCCGCTGGTGCCGGGCGTGAGCATCACCCAGGCGCTCGCTCCGCGGTACAGCACCGCGCCCTGCGTGGCGCCGAACGCATGGTCGAGCAGCAGGGTCGCCGTGGTCGCAACCGGCGCCGCCGTGCTGCCACTGACATTCGCGAGCAGGCTGCTATCGGCCATCGTCGCGAACGAGATCGCGCCGCTGGCGGTGATCGGCGCGCCGCCGGTCGTCAGGCCGGTGCCGGCCGCGACCGAGGTGACGGTGCCCGAACCTACCGGGGCATCCCACGCAAGGTCAGCGCCCGTCCCCTGCGTCTTGAGGAAATATCCGCTGGTGCCCGGCGGCAGCGCGACCCATCCGCTGACGTTGCGCGTCAGCACCGTGCCGCGCGCGGCGCCGAGAACATGATCGAGGAATGCCGAGATCGTCGTCGGTGTCGGGGCGGCCGACACACCGCTGATATTCGAAAGCAAATTGCTATCGGAGATCGCATCTAGAGATACCGTGCCCGTCGCGGTGATCGGTGCGCTTCCAGTCGAGATCCCGGTGCCGGCGGTGATCGAGACAACGCCGGAAGCGCCGATCTCCCATGTCGGATCAGCGCCGGCATCATGCGTCTGAAGGAACAAGCCATTGGTGCCGGGTGGTAGCGCGATCCAGCCGGGGCCGCCGCGATAAAGCAGCGTGCCCCGGATCGTCGTACCGAGCACGCGGTCGAGAAAATCACTCAGGGTATTTGGAATCGCTGGCGCGATGATGCCAGAGATGTTTGCCAACATCGTCTGGTCGGGCGATGTCATTCCGGCCGGCAACGCGTCGACATAAGCCTTGGTGGCAACGTCACCCGGCAGCAGTGGTGGCGGCATATTTTGGATGGTACCGCCGGTAATCGTCACAAAATCGGCGTTCTGAACCGCCATCGAGCCGATATATGAATTTACCCACTTGTTGGTCGCGGTGCTCCACCGCAACGCCATACCGTCAATAAGAGGATTTGAGCCGGGCGGCTCATCTACCGCGACGTCACCTAGGGTGCTTAACAGCGTGTCGACCGAGCCGTACAATTGCAGGAAAACCGGCGCACCATCGACAGTCAGGTCTGGATCGAACAGCGGCGCATCCGAGAGCGCAATCTGCACCATAAAGATCCCGTACCGCACCGTCGAAATGTCGGCGATCGACGGGTTGCCGGTCCTGACGGTGAAAACGTCCAAAACCGCATAGATCGCACCAGCCTCATACTCGCCGCGCCAGCGGAACGTTAAGACGGGCATGGTGTACGGGCCGAGCACCGTGCCATCGTGCAGGGTGATCGTCATCTGCGTGCCCGAGACGGAGATCGACTCGATGCCGTTCGGTGTTGCCGGGTTGTTCGTCAGATCGACGATCGCCTGCGCGAGCGACCAGAAGTTGTTGTCGACCTCGGATGCATAGAGGTCCGAGCCTTTGCCCGCGCCCCACGGTCCTAATGTGCGGAACGTTAAATCCATCGTCTACACCGGAACAGGTGGCACCGAGACATACGGTAATGAGCCAGCCGGACAGGAGGTATGATCTATCGAAACCGTCCAAATATGAGGCCCCGAGGTGCCCGTGGCATGGACGCCAAGTTGGATTGTCGTGCCCAAATTATTAGGATTGTTAGGATCTACCGGGCCAGGATGGTTACTCGCACTTGGAATTATCTGATCAAAGCTACCCGTCCCATGGGGTGGGCCGCTCGGGAGTGAATACGGAAACTGCCAGATGGTAGGATCAGTCCATGCCTTGCCTGGCCAAACCCACCACACCAAAGTTCCCGGGCTCTCGGTGATGCGTATATGAACACCGTCCGAGCCTACGCCAGCCACATAAACTTGAGCGCCACGAACGGTGTTGTTCCCTTGCGGCGGCCCAATTTGAGCCCAATCAATCGGCGGCATATCGGTCGGTTGAATATATGTGCCATCCGGCCCGGCCGCCCGGTGTGCCGCCGCTATGCTCACATAGATGATCGACACGCCAACATCGCCAGTATAACTCCATCCGCCGCAGTTCGGTGGCGGATATACCGGCGGCTCGCCGCCGCCGCCGTCATCCGGCTTCTTCTTCCAGTGAACATCGACGATCCGGTCAAACGGATCTTCTAGGAAGTAGGGCATTTAGGAGCGCGAGAAGTTCCACGTTGCGGCGCATGTGCCTTCGAGGCTGTTACTGAAATCGATGCTGGCGAAGTCGGAGACCCACGAGGCCATATCCTCATTCATCGCCTGCGTCACGCCCGACCACTGCGAGGAGGGGTCGTCGCAATTGTTTTTGTTTTCTGTGTTGAGCTCCATTTGATAGGCGCGGTCAACGTCCACATAGCTTTCGCCATCTGACCCGGTGATTCTAACCCGATCGTTTTTTCGGTTTTTCTCGGTGGCGGTACTCTTGCAGCATTGCACCTGGAAGTTAATGCCCGCGTTGGCGTTCGGCATCGTCGCCTTAGCGCCCCAGGTTATCGTTGCGCGTTCTCGGGTGCCAGCGGACGTTGACGGAATGATGATCGCGCCGTGCGAATCCGCTGTCTGAAAAGGCCGCACCGCGTATTCGAGAAACATCGGATGCTCTCCGTTTAGATGGTTATCTGCGCGCCGGCGTAGTGCTGATAACCGGCGACGACATAGCCGACATAAGCATACACTGGATCGCCGGGCTGCGGCACAAACGGCTCGGTGACGGGCGGACGCGGCACATACACATCGGGCGGCGCGGCGAACGGATAACCCGGCGGCGGCACCCAACCGGGACTGTAAGCCGAAAGATCAATCGTGCGCGGCAGGCTCAGCATCGCGACCGAGGGATAGAAATCAGTATGGAACTCCCCGCCCACGACCGGCTTCATATCGAGCGTCACCGTTGTCGAGATTGTTCGCATAGTACCGATCGGGTCGCTAAACTGCGGCCAAGTAGAGTGCTGGAAGCCGTGCAGAATCGGAACTTGCTTTAGCATCCCGTTGGTGACGACACATTCGTTCAGCGCGCTGCCCACGGTGAGGTTGGTCAGATTGAGCCCGTCATCGGCGACTACGAAATCACCGAGCGTCTGATATGCCATATCGTAGCCGTCGCCGCTGCCGATCGTGCAGCCGATGGTAAACTCCCCGAGCATTCCGGTCGTGCTGGCGGTGAGCCTGTATGATTTAACCTTGCCGCTTGCCGTGCCGCCGGGAAGCCGCCGGTCAGTGAGCTCGATGCTCTGGCGCAGCGATATGCCGAGCGCGGTCCGCCAATCGACGGCGAAGGTCACATCGACGGCTCGGCCCCGTGCCCTAATCTTCGCCCGCGCGAGCAGCAACAGATATTCAAAGGAGGAGCCGCCGCGCGTCGTCTGGAAATACGAGCGATACGCGACATTACCGATCGGGATAACGCCGCCGGGATCGACCCCCTGGCCGACGTACTCCGAGCTCAGGCTGATCGTTTCGCGGTCGCTTTCCGACGAGTCGGACAGCTCGCGCTGCACGCCTGCTGTGAGTACCGCGGTGACGGTTTCGGTGCGCTTCCGATTGGCCTTATATTCGAGATTCATCCGCACCTTGTAGACGTTCAGCGGAAAGGCAGCGGTGTAAACGCCGAACGGATGTAAAAAGATATTGACGTTGCTTTGATCGGTTGTGTTGCCCGCCTGACTCGCCGGTGCCGGCTGTCCTTCATAGGTGACGGTGTAAACCAGCGGCATCATCCATCCATTCGGCTTTACGGCATCAATGATGTAGCAGAGCGGATAGCCGCGGCCGTCGTTGCGGGTGCTAAGCGACCAGCCGCCGCCGATGCTGGTGCCTGGGCTCGGCCAGTCGCTTTTGAGCCCGTCGCCGCAAAGTACCTGTATCAAGCCGCCGCCGTTATTGCCGAAATGGCCGACGGCGAACGTGTAAGCATAAGCCGAGCCAGAGGTATGGAACGCGCTGACGATCGCCTGCGTGACATCAATGATCCCTTCGGCTTGCTGCTGCCAGGATACCGTTCCGGAGATCGTCGCGGAAATCAGCGGCGGTTGCCCATATGCAAGGCTAAACCGATCATAGATCGTCTGATCCTCGCCGATCGAGACGGTGCCGTCTTCGCCCTGCAAGATATCGCTGACGCTGACCGCTAATGAGCTCCGGTCGATGTGCCACAATGACGAGTAGGCTTCGAGCACGGTGTCGGAGCTAAGGTTTTGCGCGTACCAGATCGGATCGTAGTAAGGCAGCACCGCGAGATAATCGGCCCAGCCGAGCTTTTGCACATTGAAGTCATCCGGCCGCGCGAGAAATTGCAGTTGCACGACTTCGTTTGCTTGCAGCCGCGGCACGCCGATCAATCGGCCATTGAACAAAGGCACGAGATCCGGAGCGCTGCCGCCCTCGGGTGTCCAGGCTTGGTCCCAACTGAGCCAAGCCCACAACATACGCCCGGTCGCCAGCAGGCCGATGCCGGGATTTTTGATATCGACCGTCAACGTAGCGAAGCCGCCTTCCTCCTGCGCGATCTCGACGCTAATGATTTCCTCATCGAAGCGGTTGTGTACGGCCGGATCAAAAGGAGCGTTCGGCGTGCGCGGGCCGGCGATCGTCAGCACATCATTAATCTCGGACGATTCGGCCGGGAGATCGAGGTCAATCGACGTGCCGCCGCTCGGCGCGACAAACGTTGTCCCCGTCTGAATGCCGCTGCCGCTGATATTGTAGACAAGCCCAGGCATGAGATCGCTTAGCGATGGGATATTCGTGACGGTATAGGCGCTGCCGGTCGGAAAGCCGGTCACTTCGATCGGGAAAAGGCCGCCGGCGGTCGCCCGTACCGCTTGCGGCGCGACCGTGTAAGTCGTGACGCTGGTCTGCTGACCGCTCAAATCGACGTTGAGCGTAGTGTGCGGCGTTGCAGCAAGGACGTGAAGCGTTCCGACGCCGCCGGCATATTGCATCCAGGCATAGCCGATCTCCATGATGCCGCCGCCGGTAGTGTAGGTCGTCCCGGTGGTGGTGCCGATCGGCACGTTCGTTTCGCCGATGCCGGTGCCGAACACGCCATAGACGCCATCCGGCAATGACCCGGCATCGGAGATCAAGACGACGTTGCTGCCGTGGCTGAGCGTACCGAGCACCGTGCCGATGACGGTCGACTTGGTAGCCTCGAACGTCCCGGATCGCAACGTGCCGGTCGCGGCCGAGAATAGATTGATACTGCCGGGGAACCCCACGAGCACGCTGTCGTCATACACGAAATAGGTGCCATCGGTGACGCCGGGTCCCGATAGCCGGTAGAGCCAGCCGACCTCGAGTCCCTGGTTCGTGCCCATATTGATTAACTGGTTGTTGCCGGCATTGACATCCCCGACGAAGGTCGCGCGGTCGAGACGCGCGCCGTGGGTGTTGCCGTTGGTGACCAGCGTCACCTGATCCGCTAACTCCCCGCCGGCCCAGGCAAAACAGAACGGTCCAGGCATCCGCTAGATTTCCTCTAGCGCCAGCGACCACGACACGGCTTGCTCCCATTCCTCGCGATCCACTTGATACTCGACGACCATCATGCGGAACGACGGACGGTAATAGGTGTAATCGCCTTCGGTGCGTAAGCTGCCGGCGACCGGCGGGCGCGAGGTAGTGCCCGTCGCGGTAAGCACCGCGAGCTCGACGTGCGAATTGACGTCGACGATCATGCCGACCCACAAGCCATCGAGCGCGGGCGGCGCGTAGTCGTTGCCGGAGACGCTGAGCCGATATCGCCGCATCTGCGGCGCGGATATGTCGATGAGCCCGCCGTTGACCGTACGCGCGAGCTTATCCAGGCCGCGCGCCGCGTCGATCGGGCTCAGCGTGCCGCGCAGGCCGCGCGCCGAGTAGGGGTTGACGCCCGGCCCGAAGGAAAGGTCGAAGGTAATACTAAGATCGGTCGGGGTCGCCGCCGTGATCGCCATTCGTCAGCGTAGTCCCGGCAGCTTAGCGCCCACTTGGTCGGCCTGCAAACCATGACGGCTTGACACCGGCCGAGCGCGTCTGCTGCCAATGCGCCTCGCTAACCAGCGCATCGACGACGCCCGCCGAACCGGACAGGGCGAAGCTCTGCGACCCCAAATGCAGATGTACCGCTCGGCCCGCCGAGGCTGACGCCAAGCCGCCCGCGGCGAAGCGGATCGGCGATGCGCCGACGAGGCCGCCCGCGGCGAACGAATTAAGTGATTGCAGGAAACCGACACCGAGACGGCGAACCGAGCCGGCGTTGAGCACAAACTCGCCGTTGCTCAGCCGCGCGAAAATGCTATCGCTGGTGCCGGTGCCCGGCCCGCGGATGTAGCCGCCAGTGGCGTGTGGCTCTTCACGGATAGACATCGGCCCGCCGGTTGGCTGAACGGCGGTGCCGCCCGAGCCGCCCCGGTAGACGTTGACTCCAAATGAACTCGCATCGCCGGTTGGCGAAACCATCTGAGCAGGCGCCGCTTGGTAGCCGCTGGTCCCCGGTGTGCCTGGTGGCGCGCCGCCCGCGCTGGCCATCGCTGCGCCTGCACCAGCAGCGCCTACCGCGGCGCCCGCTGCTTTTGCTGCCTCGATGGCGGAGCCGGTGAGTGAACGAAATAGGCCGATGACGCTGCTGATTTGTCTCGATACCCAATTAAAGGAAGCGGTCCATGCGTCAGAAAACCACTTCGCGGCCGAACCGATGGTGGATGAAAATGTTGTGCTCAGCCAATTGCCGAATTGCTGGAATTTATTCCACAAAGGGTCAAAAGCCTTGCTCCACAATTCTAGGTTCTGACGAAACGAGGCGATGGCTTTAGCGGGTTCCGCTGCAATCGCCTTCCATGTACGGCTAACACTTGCCCCGATATCCTCTAAAGCTTTGGTCATCACGTCATTTGCTTTGACGCTGAACTCAATTATAGCGACGCGAGCCGAGAGAATGCCGCTTGAGATTTTGGCGGCCGTTTCCTCGCGCTGCGTCGCGAGCTTTGCCTGCGATATTCGTAACCGTTCATCGTCAGACAGCGCGCCAGCCGTGGCGCCGCGCGCGGTGCCTTCTAATTCTTTAATTTGTTTGTCGAGGTTCTTGATATTCGTCTCGGCTAATTTGATGCCCGTCGCGGCCGGGACGCCGAATTGAGCCTTCGATAGAACGTTGAGCTCGGTCGAGGTGTCGCCGAGAATTTTCCGCCACTGCAAAAAGCTCGCATTCAAAAACTGGTGTTGCTGAAGAATCCCCTTCGCGCTCGATTCAAACCGCTTTACCTCGAACTGATAAAGTTCGAGCGGCTTCGTAAAATCGCGGGCTTCCTGAGCTCCCCCGCGGTAAGCCATAGGCAATGCCGGCGCGATCTTCCCGGAAGTATCGGGCAACCTTATTAAATGTCCTCTCACACCCTCTATGGCCTCGCCTGCGGATTTGGCAGCGGTACCCAGATTCTTGAATTCTTCGGTAATAGCGGCAACCCCACCACCTTTATAGACCGTCGGCATTCCCGCCAGCGGGCCGCCGGTTTGTGTCGATACATTGCGCGCGTCCTCGAGGAGCTTGGCTTGGCTCTGCATCGCGGTTGCCGCGTCTTCAGCGGAGACGCCGGCCTTCACCGCCAATTCCTGCGCG